AGGGTGTCGTCGCCTGGGAAGTGGCGTGCGCGGATCATCGCGGCTTCTCCTCTGCGTTGATCGCCAGGTAGACCCGGCACTCGGCCAGCTGCTGCGCGAGCATGCGCATGTCGATCGATCGGCCTGCTTCGCGCGCCGCCCGGATGCCCGCGAGACAGGCCTCCTCCCATTCCAGCAGCAGTGACAGCTCACGCGACAGGTTCATCGGCCGGCCGACCGACTGCGCGTAGAACGTGATGATGTTCGACCCCATGGTGTAGGCGCGCGACACGGCCGGCGCCAGGGCTGCAGCGCCCGCGCTCACGACAGAAGCTCCGTGCGCTGCGGCATCCCGGCCCAGCCGTCGCACTGATCGTCGAGCAGGTCGGCCATCCCGCGATCGACGGCCGCGTCGGCCTCGAAGGCGGACTGAATCATGGCCGGGTCAGTGATCACCTCGGCGTCCGGCAATAGCGGCCCGGCCAGCCTCCTGCCGACGGCCGGCAGCACTTGGCGCCCCAGCTCCTCCTGCAGCGCTTCGACCTGGGCCTCGAGCTCGGCAATGCGGTAGCGCATGCTGCTCGCCTGGTCGGCCGGCACGTAGGCGTCGAACTTGCGCAGGATGGCAGCCTCGTCGACCAGCGTGTGCACGGTGCCGCGCACGATGGCCGCGTAGTCTTCCGCCCGCGCCCTGTCGCGCAGCAGCGCCGGAAGCTCGACGCCCGGGGTGATGACAGCGTAGGCGGTGATCATCAGCTGGTTACCTTCTTCGGCTCGAACAGCGCGGCTGCAGGGCCGCACGGGGCGCCATCGATTCGCGCATCGATGCAGTGCATGGTGATGGTGCGCGATCGCAGTCCAGCGTTGATTCGGACCCGCGACGCCGAGCACCTTTCTCCGCTGTTCGATCGGTCGTGCTGGACGTCCGCGATGTAGTGCGCGCAGGCCCTGCACTTGGGGCGCTGACGCCACCAGAGCGCTGTCGCTGGGTGCAGTCTCAGAAAGGTACGGTCCGTCACCGTGTGGCGGAGGATGGGCGCCAAGTCGTCGGCGCTGCACGGTCGGCTGTATGTCATCGGCCGCCCCGCCTCGCGGAGATCGACAGCCGTTCGCGCTGGGCGCGATGAAGCGTCGTCCAGACTTCCATGGCCACAAGCTTGCAGCCGCCAGATGTGAATAACCACACGGTCAGATTCCTTTCCTGCCGCTGCGCGCGGACAGATATCCCGGCAGGCTGTGCCGGATCAGCGCCAGGTGGCGCGGCGCCATGCTGCGAAAGCTGGCCGCGGCCTTGTGGGCCAGCCAGCCCTCGACGGTCTTGATCGAGACGCAGGCCAGCGCCGCTACGTCGCGTTGCGTGAGGCTGTGCTCTGCCATGATCTCGCGCAGATCGTCTGCGGTGCTCTTCGCGCCGCGCCGCGGTGTCGGTGCGATCGCCATCAGGAGGCCACACCCTGCGCCCGGAGATCGGCGACCCAGCCGCCTCGGGTAGCGCGCACCATGCAGACTGCGCGAATCCACTCCCGGCGGTTGTGCTCGGCGCACGGCTCGCCGTCTGGCCAGAGTCTCAAGGCGCGGGCCTCGAGGTCGCCAGGCGTGGCCGGCAGCCGGCGCCCGGCGGCTGTGCTTGGTTGGGTCTTCATGTGATCACTCCTCGGTCGGTTGAATTCCGCCGGCAGCCCTGCGGTGAAGGGTATTGTAGTCGTCGGCCTCATCGTCCGATACTTCGGGAATGTCCCCGGTAAGCGTGAGCGCGGCGTCGACGTCGGCAGCCGGCACGTCATGCCCGCGCCGCAGGGCGTCGAGCAGGCCGTTCGCGGCGCGGCGTCGCTGGGCCGGCGTCATGCCGTGGCGCCGAACACCCGGCGCACCATGGACGCGAATTCGGACTCCGGCGTAGGCTGAAGCTCCAGCCTCAGCGGCATCGCCTGCGTTATCGGATCTTCAAGCACACCGAACACATCGCGGAGTGCGCGAAGGGCTTCCTGCTCTGGCAGTTCGCGCGCGTCGCCGACGGGGATGCGCTGTCCGGTCTCGCATCCGATGTCGGTCTGAATGTCGGTTGTCACGCGTCCCTCCTCACTTCGGTTCGGGCAGCGCGCCCGGGTAGTGCTTGGCGATGATGCGGTTCATCGCCTCCACCAGATCTAGCCGCTTGAACGTCACGTGGCCGTTCCCGTTCTTGAAGGTGCGGATCGCCAGGTAGTCCGTCTCGACTGATCCTGTGCGGCTGCCGTAGCTGAGGCCAGCCCGCGACAGCAGGGTACTCGTGCCGCCTCTGTGATCCGGTTCTGGCTTGCCGTCGAGTACGTGCATGACTCGCACGAGGTCGTCTAGCTCGTTGCATCTGGCGTATTGGTTCCAGCCAATCAGCGAGGTCAGCACAATCCGCTTGCCGAACTTCTGCGGCAGGTTTGTCTTGTAGTGCCACGAGAGCCTGCGGAAGCACTCGATCACGCCGCGCTCGAACATATCGCCGCGGGCGCCGTAGAGCTGCTCGAAGGTGGCCTTCACGTTCGCCGCGGTGAGTTCGGGGTGATTGCCATCGTCGATCGTCTTGCTCCACCGCTCGCGGGCCGTCGAGTCCATGAGCGTGAGCAGGCCGCTCTCGTGCATGAGGTAGCGCCAGGCCTCGGCGTCGAAGGCGCGCATGCCGGCGGCCACGCCATCCTCGCCTAGCAGCCTGAAGGCGTGCGAGTCGCCGCGGCTGCAGACGAGGTGAGCTGCGCCGGCGTACAGGCTTCGGTGGCGCTGGCCGCCTTGGTTGATCACGCTCACGATCGCGTCGACCTCTGCCAGCGCGGCGCGGGCTGCCTCTAGGCGTGCGCGCACAGCCTCGCGCTGGTTGACGAGGTTTTCGATGCTGATCGACTTGACGATGCTGGTGCCGGGCATCACAGATGCCCTTCCCAGCGCCCGGCAGCGGAGCGGATGTTCGCCTTCGTCCCGGGGTCGTTGGCGTATCTGTCCCGGAGGGCCTGGCAGGCAGCAAAAGCGACGTCGGCGCGCGGGTACAGCGACAGCGCGGCCAGCATGGGCACGTCGGCAGAGCGGATCATCAGGTCAAGGTCGACGGCGTCTCGCGGAACGTAGCCAATCGGCACAAACTCGGCGTGACCGCATTGATCGGCCAGCCACTCCGTGTACAGGGTCATGTTCTGCAGCACGCGATCTGCGGCCCAATCTGCGGCCGCCTCGGCATCGGCAAGCCTGCGCTCGTTGTAAAGCGCCTCGCAATACAGCGCCGCCATCACGCACCCTCCGTCTTCGCGCGCATCGCGTCACCCAGCGCTGCCACCAAAGCCTGAGCTTGCGGCACGGTGAGGTATGACGCGGAATAGATGCCGGACGACATCAGGCGCAGCCACACGCCTTCCTGATCGTCTTCGGGCCGCGCGTAGACGTGGATCTCTTGCACACCGTACTGCGGGCGGATCGTCTGACGGGAAATGTCTGCTGACATGGTCTCTCCTGTGTGATCAGATCGATGCGTCGGTCAGGCGTCGACGCCGAGGCGGCGCATGGTGGCGCTGTCGCCAACCCAGCCGTACAGCCACCAGCCTCTGACGTTGCTGTTGGGTATGACGCCGTAGGCGTGGATTTCGCCGCCGCGGGTGATGCGGTAGCGGCGGGTGCCGAACATTTCGCGCAGCGCCTGCCGGATGGCGCTGGCGGCGATGTTGCTGGTTTCGGCTGAGCGGGACTTGATCATCATCTGGCTCCGTGCTTCGGGTGCTGCGATTGGTTCACTATAACCCTGCGGCGCAGGGTGCAGACAATGGGACAAACCCTAATGCCGTGATCTCCGTGGCTACTACTTGCGGGTTTTCGCGCCCTGGCCGCCCGAATACAGTGCCGCCGCATGAAGCGGTTCACGATCTTCCGCAAGGGACGGCACACCGCCAGCAGCGGCGCCACGCTGGAGTTCAGCGCGAGCGCGCTGCGCGATGCCGTCGCCGCCTACGATCCGAAGGTGCACGAGGCGCCGATCGTCGTCGGGCACCCGAAGGACAACCACCCGGCCTACGGCTGGGTCGGCTCGATCGCATTCGACGAGGCCACCGGTGAGATCGTGGCCGATCCGGCCCAGGTCGACGCCGAATTCGCCGAGATGGTGCAGGCCGGGCGCTTCAAGAAGCGAAGCGCCTCGTGGTATCTGCCCGACGCGCCGGGCAACCCGAAGCCTGGCACGCTGTACCTGCGCCACGTCGGCTTCCTGGGCGCGCAGCCTCCGGCCGTGAAGGGCCTGCGCGACGTGAGCTTCAGCGAGTCCGATGGCGTGGTCGAGTTCAGCGACTACGAGGCCTGGGGCTTCAGCTCGATCGCCTCGCTCTTCCGCGGCCTGCGCGAGTGGATCATCGCCGAGAAGGGCGTCGACGCGGCCGACAAGGCCGTGCCCGGCTACCTGATCGGTAGCGTGGACGACGCGGCCAAGCAGGCCGCCGAGGACGCCAGGCAGAGCAAGGCCGAAAGCACCGCCGGCGTCATGCCGGCATTCTCCGAGGACAACCCCATGACGATCGCCGAACTGCAGGCCCAGGTGGCCGCGCTCACCACCGAGAACGCCACGCTCAAGGCGAATCAGAAGCCGGCCGACTTCGCCGAGCGCGAGGCCGGCATCGCCCGGCGCGAGGCGAATGTCGCCGAGGCCGAGGGCAAGCTCGCCCGGGCCGCGATCGAGCAGCGCGTCGACGCCGCAATCGCCGCCGGCAAGGTGCTGAAGGCCCAGCGCGCGCAGCTGGTGTCGTTCGCCGCCAGCCTGGCCGACACCGACGCCACCATCGAATTCGGCGAGGGCGACCAGGCGAAGAAGGTCACGCAGCGCGAGGCCTACCTGCTCGAGATCGAGGGCCGCCCGCCCGTCGTCGACTTCGGCCAGTACGCGCCGGCGGCCGCCGGAAAGGGCGACGACGAGAAGCCGATCGAGGCCGTGCAGAAGAGCTTGATGGACCAGGTCGCCAGCGGCGGCAAGGCCAAGAAGTAAACCACGCAACCCCATCACCCTGTCGAGGTAGATCATGCCGACCTTCAACGAACCCGCCCGCCCGCTCGAGTTCCTCGTCTCCGAGGCGAACGGGTCGATCAGCCGCGAGCAGGTCACGATCGCCGTCGCCGCGCCCGCGATGGTCGCCGGCACCGTGCTCGGCCGCATCACCGCGTCGGGCCAGTGGACGGTCTACAACGACGGCGCCGCGGACGGCACCGAGGTGGCCCGCGGCATCCTGGCCTATGACGTCGCCGACGTCGCGGCCACGCAGATCGCCACGATCATCGCGCGGCACGCCGAGGTCAAGGCGGCACAGCTGAACTGGAACGCCCAGGCGGCTGGCGCAATCACCAACGGCACGGCCGACCTGCTGGCGCTCGAGATCCTCCTGCGCGCCGCCTGACAACGCACCTCGAGCAACCACCGAAGGAACCCCGATCATGGACATCTTCCGCGACTACTTCACGCGCGAGAACCTCGTGCGCTCGCTCGAAAAGGCGCCGTTCATCCCAGGCCGCCTCGGCGAGCTGGGTCTGTTCGAAACCGTCGGCCTGACCGCCACGACGTTCGCCGTCGAGGAGAGCACCACCGACGGGGCGAAGGTGCTGTCGGCCATCGCCCGCGGCGCACCGCGCACGCAGACGGGCCTCGAGAAGCGCAAGGTGCACACCTTCACGACCGCCAGCTACGGCGACGAGGGCGCGGTGTACGCCGACGAGGCGCTCAACGCGCGCGGGGCCGGCCCCAATGCCGCCGTCGAGGTGATCACCGACCGCCGCGACCGCCTGGTGCGCCGGCTGCGCCGCCACATCGACCTCACGCTCGAGTCGCTGCGCATGGGTGTGCTGCTCGCGCCGGGCTCGACCGAGTTTGGCGCCGCGCCGGCCGAGCAGTCGATCGCCTTCAACACCGACGCCACGAAGACGCGCGCGGAGATCTTCAACAAGATCGTCGTGCCGATCGAGAGCGCGCTCGACGGCCTGGAGTTCAGCGGCATTCACTGCTTCTGCAGCGACGGCTTCTGGGCGGCGCTGATCGAGAACAAGGCCGTGCGGGACACCTACCTGAACTTCACGGCCGCGGCGGAACTGCGCGCCGGACTGAAGGACATCGACAACTTCCGCTTCGGCGGCGTCACGTTCGAGCGCTACCGCGGCACGGCTTCGGTGGCCATCACCGCCAACAAGGCCGTTGCGTTCCCGCTGGGCGTGCCCGACACGTTCTGGCAGGCCTTCGCGCCGAACGACACGATGGAGTCGGTGGGCGCCGGCGGCCTCGGCCAGCCCTACTACATGGGCAGCAAGCC